GCGCCAACATATAGCGTTACTGCTTTTCACGCTCTCCCATGAAAAGATATAAAACTGCAAACCGTCCTGTACGATATGCAAATTTAGGTATTTGAAAATAGCCTCTATTACCTTATCTTGCGGCCATACGTCGTCCTCTTCGTCGCCTAAAAACAATAATTCAGATATAGCCAGTTTTGAAAAAATGTCGTAGCGGTATGCGCTTGCGGTCAGTGCCTTGCTACCATCATAGAAATATTCTACACCACCGGCCCCGGTTATGTCGATTGACGCGCACGCGGCGTTTAATATGTCGCCTATTATGTCGGCAAATACACGCTGTCCGGCGTTAGCCTTGACAACTTCGTACAGCACGCCCAAACCACCCACGTTACGATACTTAGAGTATTGCAGCGCGGAAAGTACGTCGATACATGATATTTCCAGCTCGTCGTAAACTTCGTTATAACCTTGTGAATAGGTCTGGGGCTCGATAAATCCGGCAAAGATACATTTATTACCCTTGAATATATTTATCACTGCGTCCATACATGATGTGCAAAACAAATCCTGTATAAAATCGCGTGTTAAAAGTCTTATGGTTGCTTGGCTGCGCAGTAAATGGTCAAAAGTATCATTTACGCTACTTTCGATTTCCACCGGGTTAGTAGTGAAAAATACGCCGCTTTTTTCGTCGCCGATTTCTACCTGCTGTGCGCGGCTGTTCTCGGTCACGATATGCACCGTAACCGTTTCTCCTAACTGCGTTAAAAAACTTCCGTAAAAATACATAGCGACTAAAATTTTATGTTTGTTCTCTTACCCGATTTACTGGCTATTCGGGTTTCGTTAGCCAGCACGCAAACAATCTCACGCCCGGAAGCGCGAAGCGTACCGCCGATAATTACCGGCTCGCCTACCGGGTTAAGCATACCGCGCAGCTTGTCGAGTGGTGCGACGACTTCGGGGTTATTCGACGCTCCGGCATACTCGCCGATAAGTCCGACGGTCGGGCCGCTCACTATACCGCCGTCGGCAAAAGGCATAACGCCGATAGCCTGCACCATTGCGGTAGCGGCGGTTACAAATCCGGAAGCAATACCAAAACCGGCAAATGGTATAGAGGCATGGGCGGCGAAATAAGCGGCGGCGGCTAACTCCATGTAACTTGCGGTCGCCAGTTTATTAGCGGCGATTACGGGTATTTGCGCCAGTGCATTTGCTTCAGCCGCGACAGCCTCGGCGGTCTGTGCGCCTGTAGCCACACCAATAGCGGCACTTTCAGCGGCTTTTGCCGTAGTGTGCGCAGTTGTGGCGGTACTTAGCATATCGATAATGCCTACGATGGCTTTAATGCCGTCGTATATCTGCAAAAAGCCATCGACTATGCCGGTTACTGTTTGCAATGCGTTGCCGTTACCCTCCAGCGCGTCGGTGATGCTTTCCACACCACTACCGATATCCTTTATGCTGTTCCAGCCCTCGCGGATAGTGCCGAAGGCGTTAATACCCTCTTTGCGCCACTGTTCGTATGTTGCTATAAGACTTTCTATATCTTTGCGCTGTGACGCAGTTACGGGGTGGTCGGTATCATTTAACAAGCGGTTAAGTTCGTTAATCTTTGCGGTCAGTTCGTCAAAACCCATGCCGCTAATTTTAACTTTATACTCGCGCCCTGTCAGCTTGTTTATTTCCGCTACTTCACGCTGCATAGACGGTATTTCGATACCGCGCTGTAATGCGCTACGCTTCTTTTCGTATGCGTCGATAGTCCGCTGTATGTTTTGTATTTCCTCACCGCTGGCCTTTTTCTGCTTCTGCTGGTAGTAACTAATGGCCTCGTCTAAATCCTCGATAGTATTAAGCGTGGAAACGTCGCCCGGCTTTTTCAAGTCGTCTAAAACATAGTTCCATGCCTTTTTTAATTCGTTGAGGTCGTTAATACTTTTCTGTACGGTAACGCGCTGGGTCGCGTCCGCTTTTTCCAGTAGAGCGGTATAGTATGCCAGTTCGCGGTTAAGCTGCTCATACGTCTTAATGTCGGCTATAGGCGTAGGCGCGAAGCCACTGCGCTCCAGCTGTCCGCGTAGTTCCTCCAGCCGCTTTATTTCGGCATCTATCCCGGCTATATTCTCGGCAGTAGCCTTTTGCCGTAAAGTGCGCTGGTAACTTATTTCGCGGTCTATGTCCTCTAACGTATTAAGCGTAGCCGGGCGTTCAGCCGCTTTTTGTACCAGTTCGATAGCCTCGCGTGCCTTTTCCCAGCGTGCGATTTTATCGCGTATAACGCGCTGCTCCTCGGTATCGGCCCCGGTGAGTTTCTTCTTATAAATTTCAATGTTGGTACTTAGTTCCTCGTATGTCTTGGGGTCGGCTACAGCGGTTTTCTTTTTGCTGTGCTGGGTGCCTAACCCGGTCATACTCTCTAAGACCTTTTTACGCGCTTTAAGTTGGTCGTTATAAGCGCGTAGCCGCTTAATCTCGGCGGTATCAGTTGTATTTTTTAGGCTCTTTTCGGTTTTGTCGATAGCATCGGTTAGCTGTTGCCATGTCATTTCACTAACCTTAACCTCGGAATTAGCACCAGCCAGCCCACGGTTTATTTCCGCGCTAACCTCGCCGGTCTTTTTGGTAATGACATCTAACCGCTTTTGTAATTCTGCCTCGGTTGCGGCAGCGTCGGCCATATCTTTTTTAGCCTGTTTGTATTCCTCGGTTTCGACTTCTACCGTATAGGTCTGCACATAGCCGGTGGTACTGCTTCCGGCTGTTCGTGTTTGGGTGGTTTTGTGCTTTCCGGCGCGTTCTAATTCGGCTTTGCGCTCGGCGGCCAGTTCTTTATTTATCGAAGCCTCGGCGATTTTAGCGGCTAATGCCTTTGCCTGTGCTTCGTAGCCAATCTGCTTAATATATAACTGGCTTTTCTCGGTGAGAATTTTATACCATTCCTCGGCGGTCTTATGTGCGCCGAAAAGTTCGCCGTACACCTCGTTAAGACGTTGCACGGCTTCCTTTGTATTCTTTTTGGCTTTAATGAGGTCGCCCAGTGCCTTAACGTCGCGGTCTATCTGCACTTTGGCAGCGGCGGCGGCCTGGGTGTAATCGTCGGTCGCGTCGTCCAGTTTCTCGACACTATCGGCGGCATCGTCGGCGGCATTTACGAAATACTCGATAATGGTAGTAACCGCCGCGATAGCCACGCCGATACCAGTAGCGATTAACAAACTGCGTAGTGCGATTTTTAGAGCCATGGCGCTATACGCGCCACCTTTCATAGCGGAACTGAAAACACGCACCACAGCTGCGGCGGATTTACCGCGCAGTCCTAAAGTAACCATCGCTACGCTTGCAAGTTTAGCGCGTGTGGCTACTAACGTCTGCTGTACGTTGAGCTGCTTAAATGTGGTAATAAGTATCGCCGCACTTGACCCGGTGCTGAGTAACCCGGCAGTGAAATTAATATAAGGCTGCGCGGCAGATGTAACCCCGGCGGTAATGTCTATAAAAGCCGCCCATTGATTACGCAGCATTTGGTTTACTGCCTCACCGTGGCTGCTCATGTCTGCGTAGGCGGCATCCATCGTTCCGGCACTGTTTACCATGTTGGCGACGTTGGCCGTAAACTTGTCTGCTAACTCGCCCTGCAAAGGTATCAGTGCGCGGATAGCCTCGGCACTGCCAAACAGTTTGCTATATACCTCCTGCTCCAGCACACCGTTAGCCTGTGCGTATGCTTTAACGCTACCGTCTAACTGGTTTAGGAAATTTTGGAAACCTCCGGCGGCTTGGATTGCGGCGGCATCAAACTGTATGCCCATCTTAGCCGCCATTTCTGCGGCTTCGCTACTGGGTTTAACCAGCGCGGTAAATATCGCGGCTAACTGTGTGGAAACCTCGGCGGTGTTACCGCTCACGCCTGTAAGCGTGGCAAAGGTTCCCATAAGTTCGTCGATAGACACACCCAGCGTAGCGGCATTACCTGTTACCCTCGGCAGTGCTTGCGCTAACTGTTCAAATGAGGTTACACCGTTTTTGGCAGTGAGCTGTATTTTGTCCTGTATGTCGGCCGCCGCGCTCCACTCCAAACCGTAGTTTTTGATTAGTGTAGAGGTTACGCCTACGACTTTGTTAATATCAGCCAAACCACCAACCACAGACCGGGCCGACGTGTTCAAAAACTCTATCCAATTATCTTCCGGCACGCCGTTAGATATTGTTTGATAGAGGCCATTAGCCAATAAGTCGCGTGCTATGGGTATCTCCTTTGCTAAGTCTGCTACTTCGTCTTTGAGTTGCTTAAACCCTGCGCTGTCTTTCCCGGCCATCGTGTTAGCCTCTTTCATAGCCTTGTTAAATCCCTCACTCTCGCTGGTGATAGAATTTAGCTGGCTGGCTATTTGGTTCACGGCCCGGTCAACGCCTTGCAAACCTTGTACGGCGGCACTCCAATTAACCAGCGACGTTTTTAACGCCTCTGACTGTTCAAGTGTGGAAGCCATAACGGTGCGTAGGCCGTTAGCGTCTTGCGCTATCGCCCTAAAGCCTTTGCCGTCGCCGTCCAGCTTAAATGTAATTGATATGGTACCTTTTCCTGCCATACGGTTTACTGGTTTATTTCGTCACCTAATCGGTGCGCTACTTCTTCAAATCGTTTTCGTTTTTCCTCGGCGGTGAGCTGGGGGGCTTCGCTTCGGTGGTTTTGTTTTTTCTTATCCCACGGCAGCGGTAAAAGCTGCTTGGGGGTTATTTTCTTTTTGACATGCGGCTGTATCACTATCGCGGCTACCGTCCGGGCGCGTTCCCATGCGTCGCGGTTTTGCCCCTCTGTCATTTCGCGCCATGCCTTGCAGATGTTTTCAAACTCGCCAAAAGTACATTTGCAAAAATCATCATGCGACATTCCTATACAGCCGACGGCGATACCTAAAAGGTCATAGACCCCTATTTGCGTTTTCTTTTTTTTTCACCGTCCGCGCCGCTTCCGGGTTCAGCCTCGGTGGTTATAGCCTCGTTCCACTCCGTCATATCTTCCGGGGTGAGGCTGTCGGCAAATTCCATCAGCGACAAATCGAACGGTTTGCCCTCGCGCTTTGCCGCCGATACCACGCAGCACCATAGATAGGTACAAAGGTCGCTTAAACTGGTGAGGTCTATGTCGGTAATCTCTCGGCCGGTTTCTTGCTTGAAACGCAGCATAGCCCCCATAGTGGGGCTACAGGGGTATGCTGTGCCGTTTATGGTTATTTCGATGCGTTTCATGCTCCGGCCGCGTCTGCTTCGGGGGTTTCGGTAATAGCGGTTTCGTCGAGTGTGTCGGGTTCGCCGTCATTTTCAAAGTTGACGCTGTAGGTGCTATCGTCCTGTGCAGGGTCGGTGCGCTCCAGCGACGACACGATAAAATTACCTTTGAGGTAGGGTTTATCGCTGTTTTCGCGCTCCATGCACTTGACCTCGACGCTTTTCCCGGCTTTCCACGCTGCTACCAGTGCCTTGTAGCCGGTTTCGCTTTCGCCGTAAAATACAAGTCCCTCGGCCGAAATAGAGATAGACAGGCCTACCACGCCTTTGCCTTTCCACAGTCCTGCGGAAATGCCTTTTGAGGCCACAGGCTTTACGGCGCGGTCTTTGGTTTCGCTGTTCATGGTGGTAGTGTGGGTGGTGCAATGGCCTACGGCTTTGCCCTCGACATATACCAGCATATCACTACCGTTACAGTAGCCAGTTTTCTTTGTTGTCGCCATATTGTTTACAAGTGTTAAAATTTTAGTAATTTTTCGATTTAAGCGCGTTTTGGGTGTCGGGTGATACTTTTACTATGTTTGTTAGCTCCGTGGCTCTAACGCGCTCCTATGCGCTTTTTCGCGGTTCTACATTTTTGCATTAAATACTAACTGCTGCACAAAGGCATCATCTTGGTAGGCTTCTTCGCTATCGCATAGATAGCATGAGCGCAAACGCATACCGTCATGCTCGGCCGTTACTTGGTCTAACGCGGCGCGTACTGCCTCTGCCAGTTCTACACCCTCGCCGTATCGCTCCGTAAAGCAAATGACCTCTATTTGTATTTCGTCTGCGCCGGGCTGTCCGCTTTTCTGCGGATTAGGCGATAGTGAGGTACGACGGTATAAGATGTATGGCAGTTCCGCGCTATCGGTTGCCACCGGGAAAATCTTTTTAGTCCTTGCGGCTACTTCGGCATCCTCCAGCAATACGGCGCGGATAATCGCCCCAGCACTTAATGATGTTTTAGGTACAGCCATATTTTTTTGCTACTTTAGTTACACTGTTAATTAGTTCGTTGTGCAAACTTCCTGTAACGCTGTCGCGCACGTCGTCTGCGGTCTTTGCCATAAATCCGTATCGTTTCATAAATCCGCGTGTCCGTCCTGTTCTCCATTTGCCGCCTACCGAATACCGGGTAGCCTTTTTTGATTTTCGCCACTTGGTACCGGCTTCGGCCCATATCAATACAGGTTTTTTAAGACCTTTGCGGTTAATATGAAATCCGTACTCTTTGCCACTCTTACCGGCCTTTTTAGTGCCAATGGTAACACGAAATCCGGCTTTACGCTTAAACACTACGGCGCGTACTCCACGCTCTAAATCTTTGTCGGTTCGTATGCTTCCACGCAGATTATTTAATGCGGTTTTGCGTACTCTATTAGCCTCACGGCGAAAAGCACCTTTTAGGGCTTTCAGCCGCTTTTTGGTATCCATTTCTGCAAATAACCGCTGTAAATCCTCGTCGTCGTATTGCACTGTCGCCGCCATAGATTATTTGTTTACGCGTTCACAAATTAAGGTTTTCATGCCCCTGTCGATGTTGGGTATAATGTTAGTTACCGTGTACTCATAGCCGCCCATTTGCCTTACGCGCCAGTTTTCTTTAACCGGGTGGGCGTCGCGTATGTTGAACTCGGTGCGATAGTCGGGGAAATGTTCGCCGACTTCCTCACTACGGCTACCGCTTGTTTTCACACGCTCGGCGGCCACGGTTCGGAACTCTTTGTAAATCGGTGTTTCCTCGCCGAAACCGTCAGCATCGCTAACCGGCTTCAGTAGCACCAATTTATATTTCATTCTACCTGCCAGCATCGCTTACCAGTTTACGATAGGGTTTAACTAAGGCTTGTAGCGCGTCCGGCACTTCGTGCATCTGTACGCTGCTGACGCTTTCACGCTGGTTGTACCAGTGCGCCGCCAGCATCATAACCGCTTGCGTCAAAGGCACCGGGAATTTTCCGGCGTTGCCGTCGGTTAATTCCTGCTCGGTGCGATTGGTCGCGGTGATTACCGTAACCTCGGCGGCTTCCAACAGGTGCGCTAAATACTCGTCGTCGTCGGCGAAATCGTCGGCCCTAACGTGTTTTTTGAATAATGCCAAACTCACTACAGCCATAGCGGAAAACTTTTATTTATGCACCAGCGCCAGCGGCGGCCACCTTACCCAGCTTAAACGCTTCTTTGCGCAGGGTGGTAGTGCCGTAATTGACGTTAAGCACGAAATCTACAGCGTCTTTGCGTGCTTGGCTGTAGGGGTCGATAACAAAGGAAATGTCGCCGAAAAGGCCCATAGGCTGGTAACGCCAGTCACCCAAACCGATGTTACCCTCACCGATGTAGTGAGTGGTAAATACCGGCAGTCCGGCGATACGGTCATTTTCGCAAACCATGATACCGCTACCGGCATCCTTTGGGGTAGCCTCGGCGATGGCCTTTTGCGCTTTCGTCATAATCCAGCAAAGGTGTTCACCATCCACGCCTGTAGCCAGTACAGCGGCTTTCATGCTGTTGAACTCCTTAAACGTGGGTTCTGCACTGAAACTGAAAACATCCTTAGCCGCTACACCGACGTAGGGGCCTACCAGTGTGGTCGCGCCTGTCACCTTTGTAGGGCTGAAAAGGATTTTGTTAATAAGCATAGCCACTGCCAACGGCATGAGGTTCTTAGCGATGGTTTCGATAAGCCCCTCGGTCTGTATGATGGTTTGGCGGGTGATGGGTATAGCGATACCGATACGCTGGGGGTTCGCGGTGAGCTTACCCAGTTTGATTTTTGTATCGGTCAGGGCGACACCCTCGCCGGCTATTGTGGCCTCTACTGCTTCGTAGGTAGGCCAAACGTAGTCACCGGCCAGACCTGTAGGCATAGGCAAACCAACCTTATCAAGTATGAGGCCCTCGGTGAGCGGTGTCAAAATGTCCTGCACTTTGAGGGGCACCACCGCGCTGTCGGCTGTGTCCGCTACCATCATAAGGTCGCGCACCAGCAAAATTTGTGTCTGTCGCCCGGCCTGCATATTCTCGCGGATAATGCGCGACGCGTCGGCGGCGGCGTTGGGGTTCTCGCGCAGATGTTCTGCGGCGGCTATCTGCATTTTCATTTGCAGCAACTGGTTTTCGCGTGTGAGTGCCGCAAACTCGGTGTCCTCGACCTCGGTGCGCTCGCGCTGCTCTTTTTCGCAGGTTTCGGCAATTTCACTGATACGGTCGCAGTTGGCTTGATACTTGTTCACCAACCCGCGCACGTTCAGTTTTTCGGGTTTCTTCTTTTCCATTACTGAAACTTTTTAGAGGTTAAAATTTATATCAACTTTTGCGCGGCAGCGCGGCGCATTTCACGCAGCTGCTTACGCATTTTTTCATTATCGGGTTTTGGTTCTTCCGGGGTGGGTTTCTCCACTTCGCGCAGTCCGGCGGTAAACTCGCGTGCCTCTACCGATGTGTCGGGGTAGGCAGGATCAGCCGCCAGCGTAAAATCATACACGCCTGTAACCGCTTTGACGGTGTAGGTTATCTGCGTAGCACCGTTTACCACCTTTGCCGTGCGCTCGACAAAATCACTATCCCAGTATCGGGTAGTAAAAGCGAAACTACACCCGGATATGTCGCCACGGCTAACCAGTTCTAACGCCTCGTCGCCGTTAGGTGATTTAGGCAGCTCCAAATTAAAGCCTACGCCCTTATCATCTATGAAATACTCCAGTGTGCCGGTGCCTTTGTTACTGCGCCCTAAAATCAGCTGGCGGTCATGGTACATAGTAAACTTAATGTCGCAGCCGTCTAACAGTTCTTTGGTGATGGCTTCCGGGGCGATAACTTCGCGTGCCTCGCTGTCCTCGTCGCTCCATAGCGGCGCAGATGGGGTATTAAACAGGATAGCGTACCCGGTAATAGCGCGGCTGGGGGCTTCGCCCTCGGCCGCTTCGCGCACGCGCAGTTCTGCGCAGTCGATACGCAGGGTGCGTTTTACCTCGGTGTCTTTATTCCTTTTCGTCGCCATTGTCATTATTTTTGTTTTCGGGTGCTTCCGGCTGTTGCGGCTGCGCCCCAATTTCGTTAATACCTCGCAGATTCGCCGACACCATTACCGTGTCGCCGCCCTCTACAGGTGCCAAATTATTCATTTTGCGCACCTCGTTTACAGTCGCACCAATCTGCAAAAGTTTGGTGTCGTAGTTCATCATGCCGTTAAGGTCGCACGCGAATAACTCGCGGCGGTCAAACTTGAATTTGTATTTATGGCATAGCGACGGCGCGATAAGTTTACGGCGTAATTCTATCTCGATGTTACGTAGTAGAGGGTTTAGTGTATGGCTTAAAAAATCTACGTCGGCCTGCTCGACAGTCTTGTAATTGTTGCTGGTGTCGGCATATACAAACGTCGGCGGTACGCTAAAAAATCTGCAAATCTCGATAACAGTAAATTTACGGCTTTCCAAAAACTGCATATCGGTGGAACTAAGCGAAATTTGCTTAAAATCCACCTGCCCCGGTAGGCTGACAATCCTTTCGCCCCCTTGGAATCGGCTGTCTAAGTTCTCGGCGGTTTTCTCTAACTGCTTGTCTTGATACTCACCGAAACCGCGTACGCCGGTATCGTTAGACACTATGCCGCGCACGTTTCCACCGTTGGCAAATCGGTTTTGCGTTTCTTGGTCGCCAGTCGCGGCGATATTCATAGCGAGCTGTGCATACGTCAGCACGCTAACACCCTTTTTGCTATTGCGCAGGGTCAGCCCCTTAATGTGTATAATCTCGTCCTCGGTATATACACCACTAATGCCGTTATTAAGGTCGCGCACCGTGTAGGTGTCGTGTATCGTATCGTGCATGACCGTGCCACGCTCACACAGCGCCAGCCGGTCTAATTCCGTGCTGACAGTGCTATACACTGGCACGATGTAGGCGTTACCGTCCAATAATAACTCCTGTACTACTTGCCGCCAAAAGTCAAAGGCGTTAATAGCGTTGTCCGGCTGCACGTTCAGTAGATAGTCGAGCCGGTCGTTACTAACTTCGGCAAAAATGCCGTCTTTACGTTTGAGGTATTGCAGTGGCAGATTAGCGACACTTTCACTAAGTAACTTAACACAGCGGAAAACGGTAGCGACACACATAGCGGTTTGGTCGCCATAGACGAAAAGCGACGTAGCCCCGGTGCGTAGTGCGCTGGGGTTCTCGTCGCTATTGTTTTCGCGTCTAAAATAGTTTACTATATGCCGCCAAAAGTTCATTACACATTATCGCTAATGCGCAAAGATAATTGTATTTCTTGATGTGTAAAAATTTGGTTTTTAGCATGTTATCTTCCTTTTTATTCCTTTGTTTTATTCTTTTTCGCTTGTTTTCTTATAGTGGATTATTGTTGATTGTATTTAACTTTATTTAACGTGTGTAATCTATAAATAGCCGCATACACATAAGTTTGGTAATTACGCCGTCTATCTTTTGCGTTTGCTTTCGTTTGATAGGCTTGCAGTTCTCCAGTTTGTCAGTATCTAAGACGGCATTACCGAAACAGTAGTAGTTAATTGGGTTGTCGTTTATGAATATATGGCCGGTTTTCGCCCCATGCTCAAAACTTTCTACCGGGGCGGTGAAATTGCCATAGGTCTGTTTGACCCCCGACAGTACGTTATCTGCGCCGGAAGCCGCCAGCATATTTACTACCTCTAAACTTTTCCACGGGTCGTAACCAATACCCAAAATGCGCACCACTTTGTTAAGATACAGCACATAGTTTACGATTGCGCGGTAGTCGATAACCTCGCCCTCGGTCAAAATCAAATAGCCTTTTTCAGCCCATGCGCGGTACATTCTTTCGTTTGGGTGTCCGTCTAATGCGCCCTCCGGGAAAAAGTACGCAGTGTGGAAATGAAAATTTTTGCGCGCCATATCATACATACCCATAGTGACCGCGCTAAAGTCGTCGCTTTCCGACAGGTCTATAGCCACCATCGCGTCGGGTCGGCCGGTGATGGCATCCAGCGGCATAGGTCGGGCGATACTTCGGGCCAGTGTGCTGCTTATCCAGCTGCGCCGCTGGTTCTCGGCAAAGATATTAAGCAACTTGGTACGAAACGCCAGCATAGCGTCAGCACCATTACGCCGGGCGTTCTTATACTCCTGTCGGTAAAACTCCATGCTGACCGTTACGCCCATGTGTGGCTGTACCTTGCGCCACGTTGCTTCTGCATCTTCGGGGTCGTCTATGTCCGGCTCAAAGATATGCGCAAATAGGCTATCGTCCTCAAATTCGCCCAGCAAAACCGATTTATAACCCTGTAGCATTTCGTAAAACGGCCCCTCAAAAACATCGCTGGCGGTGGTGATAATCACTGTTAGCGGATTTTCACGCACACCCATAGACGTAGTAAGCACGGTTAGTAGGCTGTTGTCGCGTGCTTGGCTAAACTCGTCCATAATTACCGTGCTGGCGTTCAAACCGTCCTTTGTCCGGGCGTTTGCGGTTAGACACTGCGCAAAGGCGGCGCGGTCTTTACGCTTGCTTTTTATCGTCTGCTCGTTCACCGTGTAGCGGCGTTCTTTGGGGTCTAATTTTCTCACGCAGCCACGGATCACGTCGAAACACTTTTTGGCTTGGTCGTTGCTGTTGGCCCCGGTGTAACTCTCGGCGTTAGCGTCACCGTACAGCAAATCGTCGACGGCTAACGCTGCGCTCGACGTGGTTTTACTGAATTTACGCGGCACAAATAAAGCCGCCTCACGCACTACCCGGCGACCACTAACCACCGATTTACCTGGCCTTTTTGCCCCAATATCTACGGTATCGCGGTAGTCCCAAAAGCCGTAGATACTCGCAAACTGAAATGTTTGTACCGGGGTTAAGGCGTATTTTTGCAGGCCGGTTTTACCGGGAAAATGCAGATTTTCGTACAGGGTAAAAAAACGCTGTACCTCGGTCGCATTTATGCCGTATTTGTCGGCCATACGGAAAAAGCGCATAACCGCTAACTGTTCGTAGAGGTTGTGCGCGTCCGGGTGTTGGGCCACCTCGGTAACGTATTGCTCCAGCCGTATATCTACTTCACACAGTCGGTAATCGGCTATCGGCACGGCGGCCAGCTGCGCCGTTACTTCCTTTTTTGCCTGTCTTAGTAGGTCTTTTTCTTCCTCTGTCATTCGGTCGGCTCGGTGTTACGTTTTATGATATTGGGCTTTTTGCGTCCGACGTTTTTAACCTTTTTGGTTAGGTCTATCAGTGGGTCGTCCTCGTCGGTGCCGGTCAGTTCCTCGGCCGTCAGTCCTAACGCTTTCATCTGTCGGGTAACGCTATCCTGCGCGTCCTTTTGGATTTTGAAAACCGGGTGGGGTACCAGTGTTTCGTTACCATAGCGCGACGTAGCCGGTATGGTAGTACTATCCAGTTCGTCGATTTCGTCGTTAGCC